ATTTCTTTACTAGGAATGATTTGTAATAATGCACTGAGTCGTTTACAAATGGCACAATGTCTTTTACATCAAAACCCTCTAGTCTAAAAGCGACGTTAATGATTGGAGTGATAACGTCATTGTACGGTCGGAGACCGTCATTAGCACCACGATGAAACCAGCCGTTAGCGGCGTTAGTACAGCGTTGAATATGCTCGTACATATTCCAGTCCTTTGAATTAGTGAGCGGTAGACGAGCGGTACGCCAGTTCGCTTCTTCACTTTTAATATAGGAAAATACATCTTGTGACTCAATCATGATAAAAGAAGGTTATTTATAAAGACTTCGCGGTTAAAATGGTTAGCAAACATTTGCTTAGCCTGAACGAGTCCAAGGTATCTTTCTGCTGTCGTGTCGCCTTTCTTTACTTTTATAAAAACTTCGGTGTGTAACCATTCTGGCTTAAGAGCAATAAGAGCTTCCTCTAAATCGTCAGTCTTTCGGCGAAATTCCATGCCGTTAAATTTTGCCCACACTGAATATGTTTTTGGTACAACTTTCTTTTGAGAAATTTTAGTCATAGATTAGATAATTATACCATAACTATATTGCAATATTCTTTTCTGGTGTTTCATCTCGTAACTGCATTGGTTTTCTGAATGGGGGGCGAGCATGGTGAAGTTGGATACTCAAACTGTCAATCACATCATCGTGCTGTCCGTTAGGGAATACCCGCATCTCGTCTAACAGCTCTATGTTGTCACCAATAAGAAATATTGATTTGCTTTCCCAGCGAGGAATAAGACCGCGTATTCTAGTCTCTTTTTTAGTTCCTTGATGTTTGAATGGGGTAATAGAAAAGAAAACAGAACGCTTACGCATTTCATCTTCGATAAACGGTTGTATTGCCATAGTAAAAGTAGTTTCTTCTAGTGCAATGATATTGGGGTTATATTCTTTCTTTAAGAAAAAGATATGGTCAATCAATTCTTTGCTATTACATTTCAGTCTATAGGTTTTGATGTACCATTTATTCTCTTTTGAGATACGGTTGATAGTGATACCAGTAAAGTCAGCACTTTCTTTTTCACTTACTGCACTGTCGATAGTAATACAGCAGGAAGTGTCCATTTGTCTTACGGTATTTTCAACTTCCAGTTGCACGTATTCCTTTTTGAACTCAGCCATCATATCGTCAATTGGTTGGTTCATCATTTCATATGAAAATACCAAAGAACCTAGTTGTGTTCGTTTAGCTTCGATAGATACTTTTCCGGTATCTCCCACTTCTTCATCCGTCATCACATACTTCGATTCCCATGCTGGCTTACCGTCAATTACGACAGGTATATTTTGCATTCTAATACCGGGGTCAACCTTAGCTCTCTCAAATAGATTATTTATGTTCCCCGCTTCCGTAATGTAGTTACCTAAGTAGAGCATAAAGCCATCAACACTCATACCTGCCATAGCCTCACTTATATGGTCGGCTACTTGTTTAGTGTAAGCTTTCGAGTCTTTTGTCTTATTAGTTTCTATATCATCAAGAATAAGGCAGTCCGGTCGTTGATTTAAGTGAAGTCGACCACGTACTGATTCCTGTGTTGAATGTGCCTCGACACGAATACCATTCTCAGTCACGAAGTTTGAAATACGGTTCTGTTTAATCTCGTCTATACCGCGTGACTTTGCAAAAAGAGTACCATAATCAGCTTGCAAGCGTTTGTTATTGACTAATTCATAGGCTACGTCAAAAAGGATACGCTCTGCGTTTTCTTTGTCGAAAGAGTCCACGTTTATATACCCGCGTTTCTTATAACAAATCATCCATATTACAAAGAGTTTAGCTATTGAGGTTTTACCGGATTCACGAAAAGCAATCCAAGCTACTTCACGTATTTTGTTATCGACTAAGTCGTGGCAGTCTTGAAAGAAATCATAATGGTATGGGGCGAGTTGATATTTAAAATACTTGTCAAAGTAGTAGATACAGAACAAACCAAACGAGTGTTCTGCGAGGAACGTGCGTTCTTCTTTTGTTCCCTCTATCATTCGTGAAAGTGCCGCTTTAGTCATTGAGTAATGCTAGCAGTGCTAACTTTTCTTCATCATTAAAGTTGTTGAGCGATTCCCCTTTAGTTGTTACATCTACTTTATCTGTCATACGACCCTTAAGTTTAAATCCTAGTTGTAATTCACTAGTACGATTTCCCTCTTTCTTTTCTATATCGTTAGAAAGAGCGCGCAACATCATATCGTCTGGCAGGTATGCTTCAAGTAAATCAGCAAACGCTTGTGTGCTAGTAAGTTTCTGCGGTGTGTTTGCTGTGTTTGGTGAATAACCAGCGTCAATCATAGCTTTAGTTACGTTCCCACCATTTCCCACTAGATTGTCAACAGCTAGCTTTTGCTTCCGAGTTGCCATATTGCCATAAATTATATCACCGCTTTACTGTTCTGTATAGTTTTAAGTGAACCCTCCACACCATCGAAGATGTGTAGCTCCTGTGTGTTATCAGATTGATTCGACCATAAAGGTCTGGGAGAGCAATATTCAAAAGAAAACACGATAACACTGGAGGCAGTAGCCAATACGAGGGTAAAAGCGAAGAACTTTAATGACGGGATTTCCAGTAACCTCTTGAGAACTTGCCGTATTGATTATTCAGGCAAAATCCAACCATTACGTCTACTGATTATTATATAATATTCGCTATTGGTTGTCTATAATAACTCTCTTAAAATCAGTTCAGCCCGTGGATTTTGTTTGTCGTAATTCTTAGTAATTTTCAATTCTTGAATTTGGCTGTCGTCTTCGTAAACTAAACCCGATAACGAGTCGAATATCAATTTACAGAAATTATCTATGTCCACCTTCCTTTTAGTACCGTGCCAGAGCGTCAATTCTACCGCAAGGTGCTGTTTAAATGGCAAAGAGGTATATTGTGCCATTATCTGCTTTTTGTAGTCAACCTTGAGGCTTTTACACTTAGAGTCCATGTAACCAGAAATGAAGTTACCTTGTCGGCGATACTTGTAGCAATGTTGGGTACTGCGAGGGTCGCCTAGTAAAGTAATCTTGATTAGGTTCATATCACATCTTTTTTATTAGGCTGGTAGTGGGGTTATTTTCTATAAACTTAATATCTTTTGTATCAAGGTAATCATCTGGTAAATTATCACAATACTTTTTTAAACTATTGGTGATAGTCCACTTACCAAAAATATAATACAAAGGATTGTACTTAGAACGTTGTATTGGGTACATCATTAAACTATAAAAGGGTTTTTGTTTCATGTTACTTTCATCTTACGCTGTGCTTATCTTTTAATGGGGTTAAAGTTATCTAATTGTTCTAATTCATCCCATGCTTGTTCTCTAACATTTCCTTTTGAAGGCAGGTCTTGCTCAAAAGTAAACTCAAAATCGCTAGGGTCTGTATTATTATAAAGCCAGTCAAAAAGTTCTGATTCATCTTCAAGCGCAAAGTTGACTTCATCGTGCCAATCTTTTGTGTCTTTATCCTCGTAATTACTTGCTCGGTGTTCTGCTACATCTTTTTTAATAATCGAATAAATCTGATTACCAAACTTGAAATATATTTTTTCCATATTCATATTATTTATTTTCTTAATACGTCAGTCTGTCTCTTTAGTGTAGCAGGTATAGCCCCTCTATTTCCCTCATACCTGTGGATAGGTAGTTTTGGTTGTGTCTGTGTAGACGTATGTTATCCAGTAAGACTCTCTATACACCCTGTCCCTCGTCCTAAGGTTGTTTGTTTAATTACTGATAAGTACTTAAAACGAACGCGCCGTAACTATTTTTGAGAATGTATGAGAGGTTGACTGACGGGCAGATGAGGTGCCTCGTTCACAGGGGTAAAGTGAGAGCGAGGACTTTGTATCTACCAACCAGCCAGACTCTTTTGACTGTTTTGTATCGTAGGTTTCAAGAACTACGTTACTGGATTTTGTTACAACAAAAAACACACGTAATTAAACGTGTGCTAGTTTCAATTCAATACTATCAACACAAGCAAAGTCGGCAGTTGTGATACAGACCAGTGCTTGGCTTGCTGTGAAAATATTCAATTTTTTGTTTTTCTGTATCACACGTAAATTATAGCATACCCCTACCAATTTGGTAAAGTCACCAACATGGTCAAACTGTGGATTTCTTTTTCGGTTTGCAATGCCAATACCAAATCGCTGAAAAGTTAGGAGACTGGTCTAGTTTCTTATAAAACGCTGGTAAGTCTTCAGTAGTTATGTGAGACATCTTAGAAGCGTAGAAACCTGCTGTCAGTGGCTTATATCCCCCAGCTATCCGTGAGTTGTTTAGTCGTTTTACAAATGGTTCTATTTCGGCAGACCGTTGTGATGTAGCCTTGGTTATAGGCTTCTCGATACGTGCTTTTACGTGACTAAAATCTAACATACAAGCATTATAAACTACTGTTTTATATAGTGCATAACTACCTGTGCATAACTCAGTTGCAATACTTATGCTATATGGTAATATAAATGAGTTACAAGCAATAAATGACACGTATGGAAGACATTTACGAACAAGCAAGAAGTGAAGAGATGAATGACATGTACAACCACGACACCGAGGAACGATTATCAGAGCAGTACGATAATCCTAGAGACTAATATGTTAATAAAAATAACTATAGACGGTTCAGAAGAAACTTACTCAGGAGATTACGATAAATTACACAATAAGAATTGGGACAAGATTGTGCGAGATTTATTAGACGAGGTGAAGGATTACAATGATTCAAAAGTAGAGGAAATTCCAATGTTTGAAGGGACAATGGAAGCATTAAATAAATTAAAAATATGATATACAAAAAATTATTAGAGTTTCAGAAGTTAGGCATTACAATAAAGAAAGGTGAAATTAATCCCCACTTCAAGAATACCTACGCCAACCTTAATGAAGTCTTAGATAAGATAACGAAACCACTTAATGACTTAGGGATTCTGGTTATCCAACGCCCCGAAGGTGACGCACACGGGTACGGACTTATTACAGAACTGATTGACACGGAAGATGATACGAAGATGCAATCATTCACGCCGTTTGTGAACGCTACAGACATGCAAAAGCTCGGTGGAGCAATCACCTACGCTAAGAGATACTCACTCGTTGCCATGCTCGCCCTAGAAGATGAAGATGATGACGGAAATACAGCAAGTGTAAAACCACCCGCTACCGATATCCCTACTATTAGACGCTAATAAATAATTTTAAAATATGGAGAATCAAGAACTTGACTTAGTGAAAGTCCAAAGCGAAGTAACAAAAGCAACACGACTTAGCGTAACAAAAAAGGAGTTAGAGGATATGGTAGCAATCTCCTCTAAAATAACTGTTCCTGATTTAACAAATAAATCACAAGTAGCTATTGCTAAGGAGGCACGTCTCAAGTTACGAAAGGTTGAAATTGATATTGAAAAACAAGGTAAGGGGTATCGTGATATTTTTACGGCTGTTAATAAAGCAATTTTGGCTGACGAAAAAGAACTCAAAGCGATTACTTCACCAGAAATTGAAAGAATCGAAAAAATTGAAGAAGAAGCTAGAAAGATTGAAATTGTTTTAGAACGTACAGCCCAGTTACCTTTTCGTCATGAACAACTTAGTGTAATTGATGATGGTGTTGAAGTTACTGATGCAGAATTATTGGAGATGGACTCTCAATCCTTCACTGACTACAAAAATAGTCGTATCGCCCAAAAATTAGAAGATGACAGAACAGCATTGGAGGAAGCACAAGCTAAGGTGAGAGCAGAAGCAGAGCGACAAGAGCGTGAAAATGCAACCCGTGAGCGTGAAGAAATAGCACGTAAGGAAGAACAAGAGTTATCTATCAAGCGTTTAGAAATAGAAAAGCAAAATGCCGAATTGCGTATTCAGCAAGAAAAAGCCGATGCTGATAGACGTGTAAAAGAAGCGGAGGAAAGAGCAAAGCAGGAAGCGAAAGAAAAAGAAGATCGTATTCAGCAAGAAAAAATAATGAAGGAAGCAAAGGAGCAAGAAGAAAAAGAAAAACTTGAAAGCAAAAAGAAGTATCAAGACTGGTTGACCAAAAATGACTATGATGAAGCCACTCACTACCTACGAAATGAAAACGGAATAATCACCCTTTATAAAGCAATATCAACATTTAAAATATAATTTTATGTCAGAACAAAAACCAGAAGCCATCTTCCTATCAGGAATGTACCTAGACCGAGTCCACGAAAAAGCACCAGCCTTTATCATCACTAATCAAACTATTCATGTAGACGGTTTGATTAAATGGCTTCAGGAGAATAGACACCTAGCTAATGAAAAAGGTTATATTAAAATCCAAGGGAAAGAATCAGCAAAGACAGTAGACGAGAAAGGAAA